TGAAGAATATTGGCTTTGTAGAAGATCAAAATGATATAGAAACAGTAAAGTTCTTAGTTGATAGTGCAAAAGGCATTAGGACAATTAAGATGACAAAGGAGGAAAATCCTATGACAGAAGAAACACCAGTTGTCGCAGAAGCACCAGTTGCTGATGCAGCACCAGTTGTTGAAAATGTTGAGGTTGCTCCAGAGGCTACAGCAGAAGTCGTAGCAGAAGCAGAAGCAGTTGTCACAGACGCTGCCGCAGAACCAGAAATTGCAAAGTCTGATGATGTTGTTGCTTCTACAGAAGAAGTTGTAGAGAAGTCAGAAGATACAGTTGCAGATATTGCAAAGAATGTAACTGATATCAAAGACTCTCTAACTAATGCCTTGAGCGATCTTGCTGCAACCGTTAAGTCCATGCAGGACACAGTTGCTGCAATTACGAAGTCCCTTGAAGCCGTTACAGGTGAAGTAAAATCTGTAGCAAGTGAGGTAAAAGAAGTAAAGGGTTCTTTCGATGAATTTGGAAAGCGTGTTGATGCAGTAGAAGCAGACACAGCCTTCCGCAAGTCTGGCGATCTAGGCGAGATCGTACAGGAATTGGTTGAAAGACCAGTTCAAAAATCCCTATGGGGCGGACGTTTCCTCACAAATGCCGACCTATTTAACTAAAAACCAAACGGAGGTGAACAATATGTCGGAACAAGAAAAACTAATTAAGGCTGCTGAAGCAGGTGCTTTCGTATCAGGTGGTATTGGAAGTGCGACTGGTACAAGTCCAGATGGCAACGTATCTCCTGCCGAGTCACTAGGTAACGTGACTGGCGGAACATTCGGTGTCACAACTGGAGCAAACGCAGTTAACCCAACAGGTACCTCTGGCGGTATCTTGGCACCAGAACAGGCTCGTCGCTTTATTGACTATGTGTGGGATGCAACAGTTCTCGCCAAAGATGGTCGTAGAGTTACAATGCGAGCAAACACCATGGAGATCGAAAAGGTCAACGTTGGTGAGCGTGTTATTCGTGCTGCTGCACAAGCAGATGACGCATACACAAATGCTGGCGCAACATTTACAAAGGTAGAACTAACAACCAAAAAGATTCGTCTTGACTGGGAAGTTTCTACTGAGTCTCTAGAAGACAATATTGAAGGGGCTGCTCTTGAAGACCGTCTCGTTCGCTTGATGACCAATGCATTCGCTAATGACATTGAAGATCTTGCGATTAACGGTGACGGAGCAACAGGCTCATTCCTTTCAATCATGTCTGGCTTTATTAAGCAAACTCGTGGTACAGTAGGTAACGATGCTCACGAAGCAGATGTTACTGTATCTGATAACGAGTGGACTCCTGATGTAATGCAAGATATCATTCTTGCAATGCCACGTAAGTATCGTGCACTTAAGAGCAATCTTAAGTTCTATGCAGGTACTGACGCATTCCAGGGTATCGTTAAGAATAACGGTACACTCGCTGATGCTATTGCTGAAGCGATTGCTGGACAAACACCAGGAAGCACACAAGCAAACCGTCAAGCATACCTTGATGGACTTGGCCAAACATTCGGTGGTTCTCGTACCACCCGTGTTCTCGGCGTGGATGTAATGGAAGTTCCTTACTATCCAGCAGGATATGTCGATTTGACATTCCCTGAGAACCGTGTCTGGGGCTTCCAGCGTGATATCACGGTAAACCGTGAATACAAGCCAAAGAAGGATACAATTGAATACACAGTATTCGTCCGCTTTGGTCTACAATGGGAAGAGCTTGATGCAGTTGCTTATGCAGATGCAGCATCTGATTCCTAATAACAACTAAATAAGATTAAGGAGGGTAGTGAAATATCTACCCTCCTTATTCACATTCTGATATAATAGCAGTGGAGGAATAATAATGTCAGTAGAATTAGTAGAAGATTTAAAAAAGAAAACAGTACCACAATTAAAGTCATATGCAAAGAAAAATAATATAGATTTATTTGGAGTAAATACAAAAGCAGAAATATTAGAAGTAATATTTTCTTTTATTCCAAGACCAGAGCAGGTCGAAGCAATGAAGAAAAAGGATAAGCCATCAGAAAAGATTGCTCTTTATTCAATTAAAAATCTTCATTGGAATGGTGTGGGGGATCTCGAAAGAGGATATAACATAGTATCTAAGGAGGATTCCGAAAAGTGGCTAGTTCGCAAAGATGTAAGAATTGCAACTGCAGACGAAGTAGCTAAATTTTACGGTAAAAAGAAGAAATGAATATACTAAGACTTCCACCATATCCGCTATCAGCTACATACTCTGTACCAGAGGCATCAACTGATTATATTTTACTTATAAAGGATTCTGATAGAGATATTGTTCGTGTTGAAGAAGTGCTAGAATCCTCAGCTGGATCAAAAATAACTTTTGAACTTCCTGCATATTTTTCTAAATATGATGAGTCGTATCAGCTAGAAATTTACGAAGCCGTGTATACAACTGGCGTCACAGATCCAGATCTTGGAGATATTGTAGTTGAAGATAATTTAAATATAGAAAGACCATACGTTGATCCAGCATCTCTTGGAACAACCGCAACTGAAATAAAAGAATACACAGACTATGAGTCTCTTGCTAGAGCAATAATTGATTCAATTACTGGTGGATTTTATTATGAAACATCTTATGTAGAAACTGTTGGACAAGGAACAGACTACATTCCTCTTTGGAATAAAACATATAAAGTTTTAAAGACATACGAAAATGCTGAGCTTGTTTACGATGTAGATAATGTAGATGGTCCAGCTCTTGGTGAGTGGAACTATCTTATTACTAAGGATAAATCTGCCATTACAAAGGATCCAGTAGCAGCAGTAGATGCTCTAAATAGATCAGAAAGAAAACCAGCTCAAATGTCTTTAGCTGCTTCAGATTCTATTTTTATGTTTGACACTGAAGATAGTGGAAATACTTTAACTGTTCAACCAGGAGTAGTTTTCCCTCAAGGTGTAGATTATATTTTCTTGTTAGAAACAGGGTATAAAGTAGTTCCAATTGATATTCAAGATGCAACTATTATGTTGATAAATGATATCAAGTGTGGAAAGTTAGATTACTATAAGAGATTTGTAGTTAATTATTCTACTGACCAATATCGTTTGCAAATGGATAAGTCAATGCTAGACGGTACTGGAAATCTATTGGTTGATAAAATATTAGATAAGTACATCACAAACATTGGTAAGCCAGGAGTATTATAATGAAGGACATCTGCGAAACACCAGATTTTCTTTATCCGCTAAAAGCAGATATTTTTTATCCTATTGTTGAGCAGGGCGCATATGGTAATATTCAAAAGCAATGGGTTCTAGATAGAACAATAACTTGTAACTTTGAGCCAGCTGGTACAGCTAGTGCAGAAGAAGTTAAGCCAAATGTAAAAATAAATATGGATGTTATTCTTTTAGGTAGAACTAAAAAAGATGTAAGAATTATGTTATCAGAATCAAAACAATCTATAACAAATGTAATAATTACAAACATAAGAACCCACTCAAATGTTCCAGTATACCTAGAAACATCTGGTCCAAGATCTGGGAAGTCAACTATTTTTGAAATAGCATCAAATGAACCAATAGTAGGTCCGTTTGGCGATATAGATTATTATAAGTTGGTAATTCGTAGATCAGAAAATCAGGCTACAGACCTATGATTACAGTAAAACTAAATCAGTCAAAACTAATAAAAGATTTAAATAATATTGTTGATTATTCGCTTGGTTTTATTAACGGCGTACAAAAAGGAAAATCCATATTTTTAAACAACCTTGGCTCTTCAGTACAATACATATTAGAAGCTTTTATAGATTCTAATGCTAGATCTAAT